ATCATCATGCTCTCAAAGAGCAAAGATAGAACAGATGAAGGCATCATAGGAAACTTCATTAAGTGTACGAATTACAAAAACAGATTTACCAAAGAAAATATGTTCGTTGAAACGCGGCTAAACTATAGCTCAGGATTGAGCCGCTACTATGGTTTGACTGATTTGGCGATTAAATATAATGTCTTCAAGAAAGTATCTACTAGAATAGAACTTCCTGATGGCACAAAAGTATTTGAGAAAAATATTGACGAAGACCCTGAAAAATATTTTACCAAAGAGGTTTTGAAAAAGATCGATGAAGAAGTTCAAAAGGATTTCAAATATGGCCAACCATGATTTAAGCGATTCTTATGTATTTCTTGATGAAGTTGAAGAATACAAAGACACAGATACTCTACCCATAAGAATTTTAATAAATCCGTATAAGAATGTTGAATTTAGATTTCAACGAGTTAGTTTTGACGTTGTAAATGAAAATCTTAGTATTAATTTTGATCTTGAAGTCATGAAATCTCCAGAAAATATTAAAGTAGATATTAATGACCAAGAGTTTGTTGACTTCGTTGGAGAGATACTGTATGATATAATAGTCAACAGACAGGACATCAATATGACATCTTCCATCGATCCATCGTTGGGCGAAGAGGAAGATCTAGAGGCAGATGTCCACGAAGAGCCATATGGAAAAAATCATTCTTAAGAATCTCGCTAAGAACGAAGAGTTTTGCCGCAAAGTACTCCCTTTCATGAAGAGGGAGTATTTTCAATCTCTACCTGAACAAATAATTTTTACTCACATCAATAATTTTGTCACCAATTATTCATCGCTTCCTACTAAAGATGCTTTGGATATGCTTATTGAGTCTGAAAATGGAGTGAGTGAAGATACTTTTAAAAACTCCAAGAAGCTCATCAGTGAACTTTACAACAATACTGACAGAGAAGATTATAAATGGCTTCTTGAGAAGACAGAAAAGTTTTGTAAGGATAGAGCTTTGCACCTCGCCATCATGGAATCTATTTCCATTATCGGGGACAAGGAAAAGAACATTACTGAAAACGCGATTCCAGAGATTCTTTCCGACGCCTTGGCAGTAAGCTTTGACACTCGCGTTGGTCACGATTTTATTGAAGATTCTGAACTTCGTTTTGACTTTTACAGCAAGACCGAGCGTAGAATTCCATTTGATCTTGAGTATTTCAATACGATCACAGGAGGCGGTACTCCTTCCAAGACCTTGAACATCATCATGGCTGGTACTGGATGTGGTAAGAGTCTCTTTCTTTGCCACCACGCCTCTGCTTGTTTGATGCAAAATCTTAATGTTCTTTATATAACTCTTGAGATGGCCGAGGAAAGAATTGCAGAGAGAATTGATGCAAATCTTCTTGACATTCCTGTTCAGGATCTGAAGAACATGCCTCGTTCTGTCTACAAAAAGAAAATGGATAACCTTAAGTCCTCCTGCAACGGAAGACTTATTATTAAAGAGTATCCCACTGGTGGAGCCAGCGTTAGTCATTTTAGAATTCTACTTAAGGAATTGAAGACGAAGAAGAAGTTTGTTCCCGATATTATCTTCATCGATTACTTGAATATTTGTTCTTCGTCTAGAATTAAGAATACGGGAAATACCAATAGTTACCATTATATCAAGGCTATCGCAGAAGAACTAAGAGGTCTTGCTGTTGAGTTTGATGTGCCTCTTTTTAGTGCAACTCAGGTTAATCGAACTGGGTTCAGCAGCACTGATATCGGCCTTGAGGACACCTCGGAGTCTTTCGGTCTTCCTGCCACTGCAGACTTCTTTGCTGCTTTGATCCGCACAGATGAGCTTGATGATGTTAATCAATTGATGGTCAAGCAGTTGAAGAATCGTTACAATACTACCTCAGTCAACAAGAAGTTTGTAGTTGGTGTTTCTTTCAGCAAGATGAAGCTTTCCGACGTTGAGGAGGAAGGTCAGCCTGTGATGGTCAGTGCAAACCAGAGCAGCAATAAGGAAAAGTTGTCCGAAGAAGAGAATTATTATAGAGCTGTTTCCAAGGCTGCTGAAAAAGCAGGTCTTGATTGGCAGATGTGATGAATACGGCCATAGAGAAAAAGTTCATTAATATGGTATCCTCTTCACTTGTTAAATTCAAGTGGAAGAAGGATGGGCTTGCTACTTGTCGTTGTTTTAAGTGTGGTGATTCACAACGCAACAAATCCAAGACTCGTGGTTACTTCTACGTAAATAAAGATCACTATTATTACAAGTGCCATAACTGCGGGTTTTCTTGCACGGTAAAAACTGTTCTTGAGAATCTTTCTCCACATCTTGCCAAAGAGTATGCCTTTGAATGTTATAGTTCAAGAATTCATGGTGTGACTCTTCAAGAAGCATTTATTCAACCTACGGAAAGAGTAATTCCATCTTATATCGGAACCAGTATAATTGATCTTCCCAAGAATCATTACGCTAGAAAGTACGTGATTGATCGTGGCATACCTGAAGAGAAACATAATTTACTCTATTACATAGATGATTTTTCCAAGATTGCTGTTAAGTTTTTCAAAACATCCATTCAGGAACCTCGTTTGGTCATTCCATTTTTTGATGATTCAGGAAAGATCATAGGTGTTCAGGGAAGATCATTTGACAAAAATGCAAAGATAAGGTATATTACATATAAGTCTCCGCATGTAGAAAGACTGTGGTATGGACTTGACAAGATAAACGCTTTGAACAAAGTATATGTCGTTGAAGGTCCTCTTGATTCTTTGTTTTTGCCAAATGCAATAGCCATGGTTGGGTCCAGTTTTGATATACCATCAAAGATTAGAGGAAAGAATGTTGTATTTGCATTCGATAATGAGCCAAGAAATATTGCATTGCATGGAATGATGCAGCAGGCAATAGATGAAGGTTATAAGATTGTAATATGGCCAAAAATAGATGAAAAGGACATAAATGAAATGTGTTTAAAATATGGAAGAGAAAAGACAATACAGATGCTAGATACTAATACGTATTCAGATAATGCAGCTAGACTAAAATTTTTAGCATGGAGAAAGTCATGATAGATGAAAATTTTGGAGATGATTTTGAAGGATTGAATGAGGAAGCTCAAATGAAAGTCTGTCAGGCTTTTCTTCAGTTTAACTCTTATTTCAGCCAGTATATCAAAGAGATGGATAAAGATCTTTGGCAGAAGGCAGTTGATTATGCCAAGGATAGCGTTGATATTCCGGGTGTAGAATTAAAGTTTATAGATGAAGATGATGATAAAGATTTAGAGGTTTAATATGTTAAAGCGTGTGAGTGTTTTGAATATGGGCCATGTGGATCTTATGGCCTGCATGGGTGATGATCTAATGGTTGCAAACGCAGCTCGTGTTTCTTTCAACAAAGAAAGCAACTGGGAAAGTGATAATAAGTTATCAGAGAGAGATGTCAAATTAATTCGATATCTTTCTAAGCATAAACACTGGACACCGTTCGCTCATCCTCAGATTTCTTTGAGAATCAAGGCTCCAATTTTTATTCGTACACAATTGTTTAAGCATAAGGTAGGTTTAGTAGAAAATGAAGTTAGCCGAAGATATGTTACTGATACCCCAGAGTTTTATACGCCCATATGGAGAAATGCTCCAACTGATGGTGCAAAACAAGGAAGCTCTGATTTTGTGGATGACTTTGAACTTGCAGCCAAAGCTACTTTTGAGTATAATGTAGTATTAAAGAAAGCATTGGAAACTTATGAAAATCTTTTGGAACAAGGTATCGCCCCAGAACAGGCAAGAGCCGTTCTCCCACAAGGAACATTCACTGAGTGGTGGTGGACAGGTTCGCTCTCAGCTTTTGCGAGAATTTATGCTCAGAGAATTGATGCCCATGCACAATGGGAAGTTCGCGAATACGCAAAGGCTATCGGGGATTGTATATCGCCGCTCTTTCCAGTTTCTTGGGAAGAATTAACAAAAAATTGTAATAATAAATAAAGACACCAAAGGAAAACCATATGCAAAATTTATCAGCTTTTCAAGAATTCATTTTTATCTCTCGCTACTCTCGTTGGTTGAATGCAGAAAACCGAAGAGAAACTTGGAGCGAATGTGTTGACCGTTGGTGGAATTATTTTACAAACAAAGTTCCTCAACTTCTAGAGCGTCCTGATGTTAAGCAGGCCATTCTAAATCTTGAGGTTCTTCCCTCTATGAGAAGCCTCATGACTGCAGGGCCAGCATTGGATCATGACAATACATGCATCTATAATTGCTCTTATCTTCCAATTGACTCTATTCAGTCATTTGCTGAATTGTTTGTTATTCTGATGAACGGAACTGGTGTTGGTTACAGTGTCGAACATCAGTATACAGACAAGCTTCCCATCGTTGCAAATAAAATCGAAAAAGATTTTAATACAGTTGTGAAAATAGAAGACTCCAAAGAGGGATGGGGAAATGGTCTAAAAACTATTCTTTATCATCTCTACGAAGGTCGCCATGTAAAGTGGGATCTCTCTGCCATTCGTCCAGCAGGAGCAAGACTGAAGACCTTTGGTGGTCGGGCAAGTGGTCCTGCTCCGCTTGATAATCTGTTGAAATTCATTGTAAAGGTTTTTTATGGATCAGTTGGAAGAAGACTTAGCGCTCTTGAGTGTCACGATATTTGTTGTGCTATTGCTAATGCTGTTATCGTCGGTGGTGTGCGCCGTTCTGCGATGATTTCACTCAGCGATCTTTCTGACCGAGAGATGGCAATGTGCAAGAGCGGAGCTTGGTGGGACGGAGCAGGATTCCGTTCTTATGCAAATAACTCCGCAGTATATCGTGGTCGCCCACCAATGGGACAGTTCCTTGAAGAGTGGACTTCGCTTTACAACAGCCATAGCGGTGAGCGTGGAATGATTAACCGCAAGGCGCTCCAAGAGCAGGCGGGAAGACAAGGAAGAGACGAGACTGCAGAGTACGGAACCAATCCTTGCTCTGAGATTATTCTCAAGCCATTTGAGTTCTGCAATCTTTCTACCGTCGTTGTTCGTCCAACCGACACACAGGCTTCTCTCAAGAAGAAGATAGAGATTGCAACAATCATTGGTACAGTTCAGTCTACATTTACTAAATTCCCTTATCTCCGTCCTGAGTGGAAGCAGAACTGCGAAGACGAAAGATTGCTTGGTGTGTCTATGACAGGAATCTTTGATAACAAGCTCACAAGCGGTCTTGATGGAAAGCCAAAGCTCATCAAGCTTCTTGAGACTTTAAGAGATCATGCCACAGCAACCAATCTTACTTGGGCAGAAAAGCTTGGAATCAATCCCAGCAAGTCTATTACTTGCGTGAAGCCAGAGGGGACCACCTCTTGCTTGGTTGATTCTGCATCTGGATTGCATCCTCGTTATGCTGATTTCTACTACCGTAGAGTTCGCATTGACAAGAAGGATCCAATCTATAATCTCATGAAAGATCAGGGTGTCCCATGCGAGGACGATGTAATCAATCCCGGCTCTACCGCTGTCTTTACCTTTGCCATGAAAGCGCCAAAGGGTACAATGACTACAGAAGATCTTCGTGCGATTGCTCACTTGGACATCTGGAAAATTTATCAAGAGCACTATTGCCACCACAAGCCTTCGATCACCGTGAACTACACGGATGCAGAATTCCTTGAGGTTGGCCAGTGGCTCTGGGAAAACTTTGATTGTGCTACAGGAATTTCTTTCCTCCCCGGTGGAGATTCCCACAGCTATGCTCAAGCACCATTTGAAAGAATTGACCAAGCGGTCTATAATGAGCATCCAAAGATCAAAGTTGATTTCAGAAAACTTTCTCAATATGAAAAAGAAGACAACACGGAATCGGCCAAAGAGTACGCCTGCCAAGGTGGGGCGTGCCAGATCATGTAAGAAGAATATCGTGAGCGACATGCTCAAGTATGCCAAGTACAGGGCAAAGTTGAAGAAACTTGACTTTAACCTAACTGCTAAAGACATAGTAATTCCAAAAACTTGTCCTGTACTTGGTATACCGATATATCCTTATAGCTTATCAAATTCGCCTTCGTTGGATAGAATAGACAACACAAAAGGTTATACCAAAGACAATGTTGTTATTGTGTCTTTCAAAGCAAATAGAATGAAGGGTGCGGCAACTCTTGATGAACTTTCTAAGCTGGTAAATTTTTATAAAAACTTGATGCCCAGATGAAACTCCTATAAATAATAGGATGTTTCATACTGTTATTGGTATAGATTATTCTATGACTTCTCCTTGTCTGTGTCTCTTCGATCTCAGACAAAAGTTTTGTTTTGAAAACTGTCATTTTTATTTTTTGACAGATACAAAAAAGTACGCAAACAAGTTTATGAACAACATAACTGGAGAGTTGTTTCCAGATTATGATTGTGATACAGAAAGATTCGACACGATATCTTCTTGGGCACTCAATCTATGCATTGGTGCTTCGGAAGTTTCATTGGAAGGATACGCATATAATTCAACTGGAAGAATATTTCATCTTGCCGAAAATGTTGGAATATTAAAACATAAGTTATATAAAAATGCAATTCCTTTAAGTGTGATTGAACCGAGCAGAGTCAAGAAGATAGCGACGGGAAAAGGAAATGCAGACAAACAAGCAATGTATGATTGCTTTGAGAAAGAATCATTTGTAGATTTGAAAAGTGTATTGGGCCAAAAGACACTGTCGAATCCTGTTACGGATATTATCGACAGTTTTTATATTACTAAAATTTTAGCAGATGCTAAACTCAATCAAGAGATCTGACTGAGTATTCTTCTACGATTGGTGCTGGTGTGGTTTTGAGAATTTCGTAGTTTTCCCAATTTTCCTTTAATACTCCATCTTTTACCAGTCTGGCAAGAGTATCGTTTAGCTTTTCATTTTTATTGCTAAATTTGATATATTTTTTGCCATTTTCTACAGCAAGTTTGATGGCCATTGCAACGCCATCCCCGTAGGGATAATCATCCAAACTTTTCTTTTTCACATCTGGTAAGATGTAATAAAGGAAACCAGCAAGATCTTGTTTGGGAACAATAGTACAGTGTTTCTCAGAAGAATTTTTTGGACCCATTCGATATGCGTCCTGTTCTTCCGAAAAATACTTTTCTAGTATAAAATTTGTTCCCATGTTATGAATATTTATGTTCTTAGCCACCGCCACGAAGTTCCGAAGCAGCGTCTAATTTTCGTCTATGTCTGGGGGGCAGAGTGGTCTTCATCTTGTTCATAAGCTCGTTCCAAGCGCCCCCAGTTGCCTTATTAGGGCTTAGAGTAGTGTCCATGGCCATTCCCACCCCTTCGCTCATATAATCGCGTATAACGGCTTTCTTGCCACACTGAGGGCAAGGAGATTTGATGGGCTTATCGTTATCTTTCATTGACAAATTTTCATCAAATTTGTGTTTGCAATTTTCACATAAGAACGAATAAGTTGGCATTATTTTTTCCTCAAAAAGAATTTTAAGATATCATCAAAAATTAAATTGTAACATGGTTCTTTTGGTTTACTCAAAAGTTCCATTTTTGCTTCTTTGGGTGTTCGGTTGCCTTTGTAAAGATTACAATCTCTGCAGGCAGCAACCATGTTAACCCAACTATTACTTCCACCTCTATGTCTGGGAACTATATGGTCAACTGTAGCGTTATGTTCCATCAATTCCACATTACAATATTGACAGATATATTTATCGCGCCTTAGAATGTTTTTCTTACTCGGATATGTCTTCTTAAGTGGAACTTTGACATAATATTTCAAAATCATGACTTTGGGAATTTTTACTTCCCTGTCTATGCACTTTATGTTTATATGATCCGAAGTTTCTTCGTAATAAACCTTATTCTTTGTCATTAGATCCAATGCTCTTCGCATTGTAATGACATTCAAGGGACTTTGATCAAAATTCAGAAGAAGTACTGAATTCTCAAGCATTTTCTTTGATAAACGTGGAGAATGACATGATTCGGGATTCGTCTTGCTGTTCCCGTTTTTTCTTCGAAATTTCGATTGCCTGCAACTGTTTAATTGCTTGTTCTTTGGACTCATGCGTACCTAAAATTTTTTCACCTGTAGAGTCTGTGACGATAAATTTTCCGTCAGATTGCTTTATCATTCAATATTATTTATAGATCCTAAATAATTTCAGTATGAATAAAGCAATTTTAGCCCATTTAAATAACCTTTGCGAAAAGGCTGAAAAGTTACATACCCATAAAATTTCAACCTATAAGCCTCTTTCTCCATTTGCAACCAACAAGGTTAAGAAAATAGAGGAAAAAGTATTGGGGTTCAAACTCAATAATTTGAATGAAAGTAAATACATTGATGAAACACTTCAATGACCTGACAAATAAAGCTTTGGAAACAAAGCTTATATCAGATTATACCAGATTGTCTGAAGGACGACAACTTTTTATATTTGAAAAAACTTGTGAAATTTTAAATGAAGATGGCGCGGAGATGAGAGCCCGTCAAAGAGAAATGAGGGCTAAACCAAGAGAACCAGAACAATTTTCACAACCAGTTCGTCCAGAACCAGAACAGGAAAGTTTGTTTGGAAAAGCTGTTGGCACTCTTTCAGATTTGATAAGAGAAATTCCAAGAGCTGCTGCCCGAGGAGCAGTAGCCACTGCTCCTGACTTTGAATGGGTTGAAAAACAAATGCGTTCATTTGGAATGTTTGGTCCCGGTCAAGAAAAAATGGGCCAAACTACAAGAGAGCGTGAAGAAAAAGTTACTCAGACTACTGCTGACATAGAAAAGTATCAAAAAGAATTAGAATCAAAGGGCATTAAAGGTTGGGAAGGCATTGAAGTTCCTTCTGCAGAAATAGAAGCCTTACAACAATATCAAGCAGCAGAAGGACCAACCCGCCCGGGCGTTCCCAATATTCCGACACTACAACGAAAAGCACAATTAAAAGCTTACCAAGAATTCAAAGAAAGAACAACTGGCAAAACAGAAGCAGAGCTTAAAAAGATGTACGGGGATGATCCCTCTAAATTTGCTTCAGACGAACAGTTCATGACAAATAAAATGGCAGTTGAGATGATGCCATTAACTACAATTGAAACTAGAGGATCTGGTATTCCAAGAGGAATTGCTAGTGGTTCTGCAGAAACTTTGAAAAATGTCGGTGAGAATTTACCAACCATTGCAGCAATAGGTGCTGCAGCTGCTGCTGCCCCTGCTGCTGCAGCTGGTGTTGCTAGACTCACTACTCCACTGCTTCCTGCAGCAGCCAGAGTAGCACCATCTACCGCCAGTGAATTGACACGTCAAGCATTGACTACAACTTTTGCTGGAATGGGATTGAAAGATATGGCAACTGCTACAGATCCAGTACAATTGGGTCTTGGTGCAGCAATGGCCGCTCCCGGTGCTAAAACTGTAGCAAGAGGCGTAGAAGCAGTTAGTGGCGCTCCAGCAACTTATCCTGTTGGTAGAATTCGTCAATTTAATAGAGAACTTGCCAGAGTCACAAGAGGACAGGAAGAATTTATAGCACGTGCCAAGTCGCAAGAATCGATGGCACAAAGAGAATTAAAAGGTGGTTCTGTTGAAGGAAAGAAAGCTGCAGAACAACCTGAATGGTCTACAGATAGCGGAGAAAAGGGAAGACTGGGACAACAAGAGTGGAAGGCAATGAACAGCGAGTTGCTTCGTAGAATTTGGGGAAAAGGTGAAATATTTTCTCCTGAAGTTTTAAGACAAGCTGCCAGACAAGCAACCAAAGAAAGAATTGAAGCAGAAACCCCAGAAGTACCTTCAGAAAGAATTAGTCCAAGACCAGATTTTGCAACAGCAGCACCAACTTTTGATCTTGCTCGTGTTCCTAGGCCAAGAATTGCTACAACAGAAAGAGATAGATTCCAGAGTCAACCTGCTGCTCCTGTAAAAATTTCTGGAAAAGAAGCTATTGCCAAGGGTGTTGGTGTAATTAAAGGATACGGAGATATTGCTGCTCGGCTTGCAAAAAATATTGAGGCAAGACTTAAGGCAGCAGTAGAAGGTGGGAGTCCATCTATTGGTTATGAAGTTGCACCAAGAATAAGCCCATCAGTTCCAAAACATTTAAGAACACCAGCAGAAAAGCCTGCAGTTGGTCCAGTTCAAAGAGGCGTATGGAACGCACAAGACTTTGTAAAGAATATGGTAAAAAATATTCAAAGAGCAAAGGCCGAGCTAGACCCAAAGGTATTGGCTGTAAATGCTGCTGCTAATCTTGCAACATTAAATACAATGGTTTTACCAGAGCCAATTGGTCCAAGAATTACTGCCAGAGCCGTAGAGCCATCTGTTCCAAGTGTACGACAAGAAGTTGCAAAGATTGACACGACTGTTCGTCCCACAGCAGCTTCACAGCCAAAAGCTCCAGAAAAACCTGTTTCTGGTGTAAGTGTTGAAGCACCAAAACAAGTAAAAACACCATCTAATATGGGTGGCATGAATACTCCGGTTTCTCTGCCCGAATATGAACCTTCCGAAGGTGGAATGAATGTAGCAGTTACATTGCCAGAATATGATAAGGAAGAACCAAAAGTAGAAAAAGCAACTGGAGGTACACCACCAACAGAGACACTACCAGAACCTTCTGAAAGAATTCCTCTTACACTAAAAACTGTAAAGGGATTAGAGATAAAAGCACCAGAAACAACATCTGGAGCTAGAGTCGCTGCTCCTAGTGCTCAACCATCATTACCGGAACTACCAAAACAAGTTGCTGTAGCTCCCGGTAGTATTCCTGCTGCAGAAGTTTTACCACAAACAGATGGCCCAGAAAAGATAGCAACAAAAACATTTACTAAACTAACAGCAGAACTTCCTTCAGAAATTGGACAATCAAGAGTTGTTGCAAAGGCAGAGCAGCCATCAGTTACAACAGATAAAGTTGCGCAAGTTGGCAAAGAACAAGTTCCATCTGCCGAGAAAGCACCTGTTGCAGATCTTAAACCATCTACAGCAGCCACAACAGCAGCTGTTGCTGCAACAGTATTGAATACTTTAACAAATACTTCTACTGCTGCTGGAGCAACAAAATTTGAAACAATAAAAGATACTAGTGGTCCCGTAAATCCTCTTCCTAAGCCAAAGAAAGGCGGTGGAGCTGGAGCTGGTGGGCCCGGAATAGAAGTTCCAGAAGAAGAAACCGAAACTACTCGCACAGGAGTTGGAACTGAAGATTGGAATTTGATTTTGAAAGATATTTACGGGAAATACGCTGCAACTCTCTCTAAATAATTTGCGTTAATCTATAATTTTTGGTATAATATATTTGTATGACTTTGTTACCTATTAAAAAATATAATCATAATAAAATTTCTATTGTTGGTTCTTTACAAGAGGAAACAACCGATACAGGTCGTTCATATTCTACGCCAGAAGGAACATTTCCTTCTGTAACAACAGTAGTTGGCTTCGAAAAGCAAAAGTTTTTTGCTGAGTGGAGAAAAAAGAATCCAAAAGAAAGTGTACGGGTCACAACCCGGGGCAATGATTTTCATTCATTGATTGAATCATATTTAAATAATGAGGATATTGATTTTGAATCTTTGATGCCAAACATGTTGGATATCTTTATTAGAATTCAACCTTTGTTGCATAAGATTGACAATATTCGAATGATCGAAGCTCCTCTTTGGTCTTCTTTATTGGAACTTGCTGGAAGAACAGATTGCATTGCTGATTATGATGGTGAATTGTCGATCATAGATTTTAAGGCAAGCACCAAGGAAAAGAGAAAAGAAGATATTGAAAATTATTTCATGCAAGCAACTGCTTATGCAATGATGTTGCAGGAAAGAACCGGAATAAAGGTTAATCAGTTTGTTATCTTGATTTCTTGCGAAGACGGAACCAGTCAAGTATTCATCGACAAACCGATTAATTATGTTAAAAAATTAAGTAACATAATCGAAAAATATAAGGAATATAAAAATGCACAGAGAAAGAATAGTTGACATCGAAGAACGAGTAAATCGTCGGAACACAAAATTATGGTTCATGATGAATGAAAATTCAAGATCACATCTTCATCGTGAAAAATTTGTTCAAGACAATGGTGGAATGTTTTATCAAAATGATAAAGGCGAGTGGCTTTGGAGAAATGATTATATTGTCAAAAACGGTTATTGGTTGAAAAGAAAGGATACTGGCGAGAAAGTGTTCTTTGAGAGCATGAGTGAGTTTTGCAAGAAAAATGATCTTTCAATCGTAAAAATTTGTGAGATCATGAATGGTAAACGTAAGAGCTATAAGGGGTGGGAGCCTGTTGAAATTAGACCTGTAAAGGAAACTCCGGGAGCAAGTAGATCTATTGGGGAAAATCCAGCTAATAAGAAGAAGTATGAGATCGTAACCCAAACGGCAATTTTTAAAAATTGGGAAACAAATGAGATAGTTTTGGTCACTAATATCCCAGAATTTGCTAAAAAAATTAATGGCCAGAAGAAAGAGCTTTATATGGTAGCCAAGGGGCAGAAAAAATCATACAAAGAATGGACTTTGGCAACTTGCAGCACTCCTCCTGCAACCATGAACAAAAAAAATCCTCCCAAGAAGTAAAGCTAAATATTATGACAAATGGAATATTCACTAAATTTTTTAAAATATCTAGCTGAAGCCGAATCCAAGGACGCAGGGAAGGTCGGTGAATCTGTTCGTAAAGAAACGAGCATGAGCACGGCAACCACGGAAAAGTCCAGAGATGCTGCCCGTAAACGAGCCGAACGGGCAAGTAAACCCAAAAAATCTCAACTCCCAAAATCTGAACTTTTAAAGCAAATTTTGCCAGTAAAAACAAATACTGGTCAGGTGGAATTGATTTATAAAGATTCATATAATTCCAAATATCATCAGATAATAGATCCTCAGTCCGAAACAACTTTAGAAAAAGCTCAGTCAATTACCAAAGAAGAAAATTTCGTACAAACACAGGCTTCTCAGCAGCTGTTTGGATCTTTGGAAAAGAAAGCTGCGGCTAAACAAAAGAAAAGAGAAAAAGAAGCAGTGACTGACAATAGATCCTCAGACATGGAAGGGCCAGAACCCGTTCCACAACAATTTACCAAACCAAAGAAAATGAGCATAGACGATTTGATTGCCAGCTTTGGTAAAACCGATCCTGTGCAAATGGGGTCAATGCCTTTTGATCTACGTCAAGAATTCTTTTTACAAAATAGAGATCCCATGTCGGATAAAGAATTCGACAGTCTCTCTTATGAAACAGTTGCAAATCAATTTGGTATTGCTGATATAGATCTTTCTTTCAATGAACAAATAACCAATGCCATCGTAACCCTTGCTAGAATCAAGGCTGGTGCTGGCGATCAAGAACTTTCATTCTTGGCAAACATCAAAAATGGTGCTTATACAAAGTTCGGTAAAGAAGCCTTTGATACCGCCAAGAAAATGTTATCACAGTTTGGCGATCGTTGCATTCAATTGATGGTAACAGCATCTGAAGCTGGTCTGGGAAGCAGCACCCCAGAAGGAAATGTAGAATTTGCTTGTGACCAAAATAGATTTACTGTAAATGCTCAGGGTGAAATTTCTTTGTCTACTAAAGATTTTACTCAGCACGGTAAGCATTCTAGATCAACCCTTCAAAGAAGTTTAGCACAAACACTACAAGATCCATCATTGATGCAACAAGATGCAGGTTTTGGGGAAACTTTGTCTGCACTTGGACAAATGACTGCAAATCTTCCAATGGGCCTTATAGATGATAATTACTTCAGCAAAGCATCAAAAGATCCAGCCATGGCTGCTTTCTTGCAGGCAGAACCTGTTATCAGTGCTTCTGGGCAAAATCTAGGACCCATGATGATGCCATCTGGTGAGATGAATCCTGCTATATCATACAAAGTTTTTGAAAAAATGACAAAGAAAACTTTGGAAAGATTCATAACCTCGCAGCGTGGAGCCAAAGGAGTATTTACCAAGACATTTATGCAGAATGCTGTCACTAATAAGTTGAGAGGCGATGGCTCTGTTGTACCAGAAGCAGGACCAACCCATTTGGTCACAGTAGAAGGTTTATTTCCTCTGAGCAATGAATACTTTGCTGCAGTCGCTGCAAATAGCGACATTTCAATCAAGAGTAATGAAAAAGAATTTGGCCTACAAAAGAGCAAAATAAACAAATTCAAGGTTGTAGTTGAACAAACAGAACAGCCAATGGATCCTGCGATGCAAATGGATCCTTATATGCAAATGCGTGAAATGCTTAATATGAACATGATTCCTGTTAATCCTTCGCCAATTGATTTGTTTTCTTCTTTCTTGATGCAAAACTTCGTAATAGACATGAACTTCAGTTTATTGCCCGGAATGAAACCAAAAGACATTCATGGCGTAGAATACAACAAGATTAAAGTTCATGGAAAGACTTTCAAGATTCCTGTAGCCAGAGATCAAGAATTGGTTGCAGCATCTTTTGAAGAGAGTTATTTGGTTGCAAACAATCTACTTCTTGAGAGCTTGGAAAATGATGACGTATTGCGTGCCTTGTATGAAACAAATCTTTTATCATTTGAAGATGCTCAGATTATAGTAGAAACACGATACGATGGTATAGAAAACTGCAAAGATTTAATAGTACCAGTCTTAAATAAAATGTCTTCATTGTTGACTGAATCACCTAACTTGGTCATGAAGTGCGCTGAAAATCTTCAAGAAGCCAAGAAGCGAAAAAGAAATTATAAAAGAGAATATAAACTTTTTCATGGAAAACCATCTCAGATAAAAAAGAGAGCAGCTAGAGTCAAAGCAAGACGCAAGATGGAGAAAAAGGGATTAGTTCGCAAAGGTGATGGAAAAGATGTAGATCATAAACGTCCATTGAGAAATGGTGGAACTAGTTCAGACAGCAATATCAGAGTGCGAAGCAAAAGTGCAAACCGTGCGGACAATGGTAAATATAAAGGTCAGCCAGCAGATAAGCCAAGGACAGACAAATGACAATGCGTGATAGATTATATAAACAGTTGAATGAAAAGGTTTATAGTGATTCGGGACTTGGGAAGTGGTTTAACCGAGAATCTGCTGGCGGTGGTCCGGGTTGGGATAGATATGACAGCACAGGAAAAAGAGTAGGCAAATGTGGCGATGCCAAAGAAGGCTCTGCTTATGCTGCCTGCTTGAGCAAACAAAAAGCACAGAAGCTTGGTAAAAAAGGAATTGCAAAGTTTGTCAAAAGAAAAAGAGCAGCACAGGCTGAAAGAGGTCGCGGCAAAAAGGGTGCAGGCGGCAAGGGAATGAAACCCATTTTCGTTGAAACTGGAGCTGCAAAAAAGGTAGAGGAAAATTTTATGCCAGAAAAATTTATAGTAGAGTCAACTGAAGGACTAAAAAGTTTTTATCCATTAGTAGAAGCAAATGAATTAGAAGCCTATGACATTTTCATTGATAAAAGAGGAAACTTGTTTGAGGTAAATGATGTTGAAGATGTCGATGGCATTTTAAACATTGATGTTAGATGCCATAATGGAGTAAACGAAGGTTGCGAAACTATTCTAAAATTAAAAATAAATGAACCTTTTGGTTTGTTTGGCGAAGGTCTCTCCAACATTATCAATGAATGGGGAGAACTGGAAGAAAGCGCAGAATCTGGTGGCAAAAAGGTAAAGCTAAACAAGATAATGCGAGGGGATGTAAAGAAGTACAAAGTTTATGTAAAGAATGATAAAGGTAATGTTGTTAAGGTAAACTTTGGCGATCCTAACATGGAAATTAAGCGCGATGATCCCGCACGAAGGAAAAATTTTAGAGCCAGACATAATTGTGATACTCCGGGACCACGCTGGAAAGCAAGATATTGGGCTTGCAAGACTTGGAGCAAACAGTCTGTAACTTCAATGCTTAAGGAAGAATCAGAACTGCTAGATGAAGCTTCAGAAAACAAAGCAAAGAATCCTAAAAAGTGGAGTTCTTGCATTGCTCAGGCAAAAGCAAAGTTTGATGTATATCCTAGCGCCTACGCCAATGCTTGGGCTGCAAAGTGCTACAAGAAAAAGAAGGGCAAATGGAAGAAAGTTGCAGAAAACTTTGCCAATGAAATTCTAAACAAGAGCATTTTAAAAGAAGAGTCTAATTTGAAACAATTGGAATCTGCCATGGACAGCAATAAAAATGGTGTTCAGCAGGCAGTTTCTTATCTTAAGCAATTTTTTAACAAATAAATAGATATAGGAAAAAATTCATGAAATTTAAAGAACTGAACAAAAAATTACAATCCTTGATGGAAATGGGTGGTGGAGAACACACTGAAGGCGGAAGCTTACAAGGTGGTGATCCAACAGGAAGCCGCAATAGCGCTCTATCTGACTATGGAACCCATCGTCTTGGCAACAATGCAATGCTTGATCGCATTAATGCTTTCCTACATGCTTACAGTGGGAAAGAATTCCTAGATCCAGATGGCGCATTGGCTGTCATCAAGAACAAACTCAATATCATTGGATTGGATTTCCGTCCAGTGAAAATGGATCTCGGCACAAATATAATCAAGCTTTATCAGTACGGCGCTCCCGGACTTGGTGTATTTGGTGTAGCTAAGGATCTAAAGACTGATCTTACTAAGGAACCATTCTCAAAAACCCCCGGCCTTGATGACAGCTTTGATTATGATCTGATGATTCAAGTAGAGAAGACTCCAAGTCATTTAATTCGTTTTAACATGCAAGTGGTTCGTAATGGTGAAGAGACAGACTGTGGTTGTGAACACTGAACTAATGAAAGAGACAGAGGAGAACGAAGATTATTTTTTATCGTTCGCCAAAAAGCATTATTTTAATGCTAGCTGTGCCTCAAGTTCAGAATTTTTGGAAGACTTAAAGCGTATCAAATATGTTAAGCGATTGATCTTTAGATTTCATAAAGCAAGAACTTTGAAGTCTATAAAAGAAAGATTAATCGTTAATCACTTGATTGTTCTTAGGAATGTCTTTGGTGATCAGGCAGCTGCTGAACTTCTTTTCATGAAACATGAAGTAAAATTTCACAGCTATTTGAAAAGTTTTTTGATTTTTCTTCAGTTCAACATCAAAAACATACCAGACATAGATTATTCTAAACTGGCAACCGATCCTAGGATAGATAGAAAACTCTTACCATTAACAGATCAAAAATGAACCCGCTAAACCTGATAATCAAACCTGCCTCCGTCTACCGCTTTGCTGAACTTTTAACTATGCCATATACCCAGTATGAGTCATATAATGCAAAGATCATAAACGATAAGGGAAAGATTATCAGCGAACAAGGTTCGATGGACGGTCTTGAGTACGTTGCCATTAGACTTCGATCAATGTTCAAGGAGTTGATGCCCGGATCTACACAATATTTTCTTCGTTCCTTGTCTGGTACTTTAAAACTTTTTAATGAAGAGTTTTCTAGAATGGGAATGACGATAGATGATATCAATGTTGCAATAGAGCATTATCTTTTGTCAGAAACCCAAGGACAAGTCAGTTATCTTGATTATTTACTTGAAGAAGCAACCCAAAGATACATAACAGAAGAAATGACATCTGGTGGAGAAGGCGGATTGGCTACTCCCGCCAATACAACTAAGCAAGGCGGTATTGCTGGTGTTGACTCTTTCCTGATAACTGATGGGAAAAAGAAGAAGAAAAAATTTAAGGAAATTGTTTCAGAAGCAGCTAAGTCTGGAATGCCACCAGCACCAAAACCACCAAAGACAATTGGCCTAGAAGTAGATCCAGTAACTATGGATGAATTGGGAAGATCAATGACTCCTACAGGTCATTTTGATCCAAGTCAACTTACAAATAGAGATGCCCAAAGATACTTTGGGCGTTTCATAGAAACACTTTCTGATCAAGATAGAGTCTACGCTGTGGGTGGAGATATGGCTCCGCTACAACTTAGAATACGACCCAAGAAAAAGAAGGGTCAGTCAGATAGGAATACCTTGCCGTGATTTCCTTCGTGAGCTTCCCGATAAAATGGGTGGCCGCGAAGAGGAGAATCAGCTAGTTTGGAATTCTTTCCGTCTTCTAGAATCTTGTTGTGACAATCACTATAGCCAGAATCGTACTCGTCCTTGAGAACATGTGGGCAGGTTCCGGGATTCTTTGGTCTTCCGTCTAATCTATCTTTCCAACCTCTGTCATACATTTGTCCGGGTTTATAATCAATCATGGCATGTCCTTTGGTACTAGAGTGCTTATAATCTTGTTAATAGTTTCAACATATTGATTCATGTTGGACATCTTGAAATAACCTCTCATCTCAAGAAGATTCTCATAATCTTCCTCAAACAATACTACCATTCCAGAAGAAGCTGAGTGGCCATTCTTTTCCATTCTTTGACGGAATTCTTTCATGAGACGCATGAATTCTTCCTTTGATAAATTTGGCTTCTTGTTGTTTTGGTGAAAGTAATCATCAAAGTTTTCTGCGTAACTCATTTGGTTTTCCTCAAAATATTTCGATAGTCTATGCTTTGGGGCATTAGATTTGTTAAATTTATGCTGCATCCATCTTTTAAACAATTCTTTGTCTTTTTCGTCCATATTATTGTTTCTGTACTATATCAAAAAAGTTTTCGTAGATAACCGATCCATCTGATGCGGTTGCCGACAAATACTTTATGTGTTGTTTCAAAGCCTCTTCCAAGGAAAGAGGATGGTTGCTTCCAAATGAGAATCCCTTGATCCAATTTGCACAACCACCGATGGTTATGCGAATTTCAGTGCCATCAAGGCCATTTCCATAAAAATCAAAACTATAATTATCACCGTCAAAGTAGGTGAAGAAGCATTCAATATGACCATACTTTGCTCTCAATGTGGAGAGATCAATTTGTTTAGCAGCTTTTTTCATAAACGAACTTCCTTAACAGATTTTGGTACTTGACCAATAGAATCAAGCTTTACGAGAGTAGACTTCTTTGCATTCATCAAAGAAGCAGCTCTCTTTCTCTTGAGTCTTTCTTTACGCCTCTTATGGCGACGACTAGTAATTTTTTGCTTCGAATTAGGCATAAACTCACTTTCTGTAACTAGGTACATTATACAACAAACAACGATCTCTGTCAATTATTTATGAGACTTAGACTTCTTGATCTTTGCTTTGAGATCTTGATTTTCCAAAGCCAATTTTCCAGCAGCTTTGGTCAATTCCATTATCTGAGTCCGCAAATCACTTATAATTTTGTCTTTATCTTCTTTTTTAGCCATAAAAAAAATTACTGGTTTTTCAGTCGCGGGAAAACCAGCAAACCCCACTGCTTTAAGCAGCCATCCGCATTGGTGCGGCTTTTGTTGTTGCAACTGTTTATTTACGACACTTGTTACCCGTGTCGGGTATCTCCTTCTTCAATACTCTGCACTGATCGATGCCTGTCGGACCCGTAAAGTGGATCCGGGGAGATTCGAACTCCCGTGTCATATGCATTTCTATCCAATATCAACAATACCGAAAGCGTAGTGGAGGACTTGCACCTCTATTGCTTATCAGATCTCTGTTCTAGATCAAAGACCCTATCAGCCGGACGATTATTTCGCTGCTGGACTACGCATATTATATATTATATAATGTTTTTTTCAAAATGTCAAATTAATTTTGTAAGAGTTAAAGTTTTAGTGCCAGAATCATAAGATGTTTGTTCAAAAGATTCAGAATTGGTTCCACTTGTAAACCAAATTCCGGGAGTTGTGGAAACTGTATAAGGAACAGAATTTATAACAAGAGTATTTACTGTATCGTAATTAGTTGTTACTCTCCATAAACGAATTCCTGTATTTAATTTGCAACCAGATGCCAAAAAATGAGTATTAAAATTAATTCTATTTTTGTTTTGAGGAAGACTCATTGCTCTTCTATTATTTTTTAAATTGTTTATTTCTTCTAACAAAGGAGAAAGTATTTGATCTCCTCCAAATTGATTAAAGAAAAATAAAGCTTCAGGATTAAACATGCAAATATGATATATATTTTCAGCCCAATATTCAGCTCTTTTAGTTGAGCTAAAGCCACCCATTGCTCCATTAATTCCATCTGATCTGCTTTTTATCCAAGGATGAAGCTTTTCTGTGGGGTCCATATTTCTTTTAAGTGCTCTTAATTTTTGTTGATCTAATAAAAATGCTTTC